CTTGCTTTGCTGAACGCCGCTTTTTATTTTTCTTTATCGGAAATAACTTGCGGTATTCAGCAATGCTGACTGATGACATCAAGCACCACCTTTCAGCAAATTTTTCAACTGATTAGCAAAGCAGTTATAAACTCGTGCTTTATCTTGATCGCCAAAAAGGCTTGAAGCATGAGCATCGTGTTTATACTTTTGAACTAGGTTTTCAATTGAACTTCTTAGCTCAACTAAATTCGCTTGTTGTTCTTTTTGAATCTCCCAAGCCCACTTTCCAGATTTACCCTCAAACTCAATCATGGCTGGCTCCTTTTCCTCTGGCAACTTAGTCATAACACCATCTGGAAATTTAAAATCTCCATGCCACTTCCCGTTTTCCCAAATAGACCAAATCCCACATTCATCACTGTTGTAGTAATATCCAGCCTGCCAATGTGTCGCACCTTTAGGGCGGTGTTTTAATATTTGTTCAAACATTACCGCCTCCGTATATTGATTCGTGGTCGCGGATGGCTTGCTCTAATGCAGGTCTTTCAAATAATGTCGCGTACTTGCTGCCATTTTTATTGATGCGGCTTAGAATCTCTTTAGCTTCTCTAATACCGCCATCAAACGCATTAATTTGATCAATCGATTCCAGCAGGCGCTTGAGTTCGGAAATGTCTACAAAATACTTTTCTCGATCAGCCTTGCTAATCTCTACACTTTGACCACATTGGAACTCGAAACCTTCATTCCATTCAGTTGCGTTAGAAGGTGCTGAATCTACGATTTCCTTCGCGTATTGCAGTCCTTTATCTCTAATCAATTTAGATGCTTTCATGCATTCGCCCCTTCAATCAACTGCAGAATATTTCTTGGAATCGGCATACCTTCACGGCGGCACATCTCGACGTATTCGTGCGGATTGTCAAAAGGATCTGGCCCTAATTCCTTTGTAAGCTCAGGCTCTTTTTCCTTAGCCTTAAGCTTTTGTACTGGTGCAGGTTTACGACCATTGATTTTTAATCGTTCCATCAATGATTTGAGATGCTTTTGAGCCTCGTCATTGCTCACAGGAACGTGTTTAGGTTCTTTGTGTTCTAGTTGTAGCGGTGGAGTGTAAAACTCTTGCTGACGGCCTTTTAACTGAGCTTTAGCCACCATCACGTTGTAGGTCCCGAAGAAATTATCTTGAGCTGCTCGCATTTGGCCGGCTTCGATCAAATACATAACCTCGTCTAAGGCGTACTTAGTGATTTGGGTAATAACCACGGAACGGTCAGTTGTAAACTTACATGCGCGAGACCAAGCTTCTTCTGGAGACATCCAACTTTCACCGATACACCAGGTGCGAAACTCGGCAAATGACGGCATAAAGCGTCCACCTGCTGTAAGTAAACGAGCAAGTGCGTTGTTAAATTGGTTTTGTTGAACGCCAACCAGTGTTTTAAGTGCGATTTGCTCAACCACTGACAGAGGAATTGCACTTTCGCCTGTTGCTGGAAATTGCTTATTGAACTGAGCAGCGTAAACAGTGCGAAGAGAAGCGATTAATTGACGCACTTCGTTCAAGGTAATCTCATGCATGACCTACCTCCTCAATCATTGGAAACTTTTTTGCTGGGGTTACATCCACGATTTGAGATTCGCTCTGTTCTTCAAAAAGATTAGCGAAGTAACCCGACTCTTGTGGTTTTTGACCGGTTGAAGTGATTTGCTCTTGTTTCTTGCGGTTTGCAGCAACTTGTTTCTCGTTGTTTTGAACCCAAGAGAACCACTTAACCAACCAGATGCTTGGTGTATTCAACGAACTTGATTCGTTTGCAAAGTACCAGTCACCGAAATTTTGAATCATGGTTCTCAAGTCGATTTCAGGTACAGAAACAAATCTTTGTTGAGCAAGTGAGATGAAATCGTATTGAAACTCTGAGTATTCAGAAATGAATTCACGCATTGAGTAACGCTTGTGATCATCGATCTGATACTGAGCAAATTGAATTGGGGTTAATTGCGAATTTTCTTCACGCGCATTACTACTACTATCTATATATTGGTTATCGGTTAACGGTTTATGGTTAAGGTTTTTTTGGCTTTCACTTTCAGAACCCAAAATTAACCCACTGGGTTTTTGTGGGTTTTCAGAATTAACCGAGTCGCCTTCACTTTGGTTTTCTTTTGGTTTTTCCTTACGTGGACGCCCACCTTTCTTACCATTTTCACGATTTTTATCCCCTACTTTTTGATAAGCGGCGATTTCTGAATCACAACGTTTGTTGTGAAACCCGTCTTCCTCTTCCACAAAAAACTCTTGCAGCACAATTAATACTGCATCCCTTTCTTCTTGGGTATTTGCACGTAACCGACGAAAAACCGACTGGGTTTCTTTGGGTAATGGTTTTTCATTCAAATAATAAAAATCGAGAGCACGGCGATAAAAGCACTCTTCAACTGGGCTAAGGTGCGCTGTAGCAACCATAAAGTCGCTGATATGGTGGAGATATTTATACATCAGTGACTGCTCCTAATTTTACAAGACCGCGCATTTCCAACTGACGAATAATTCTTGGAGGAATAAATTCGTTGTTGATTTTGTAGCGAATACGAGACTTTTCTTTCACCTGAATTAGTTTGTGCCCATCCTCCATGAGACGGCGAACTGCTATAGCCTGCCCCCCCCATATGGGTTAATTCTTCAAGTTGATAAAATCTTTCCTGAGCCTCAATTGCGGCATTCATAACTGAAAGTGGCATAGCTGCTAATTCTTTAGCCGAATAGATCTTTACTGGTTGTTCCAGTGGAATTACCACCTCTAGCGGTGTGGTGGAAACGGAAATATCCTGTTTTCTTCTTGCTGCATATCTCACTTTTCACCATCCTTTGGCTTAACATAGCCTCCAAAAGAATCAACCAAACACGCCTTGGTTAAGCTGGTTACAATCTGCTGTGCTAACCATTGCGTTATGCGAAATTGACGAGCCATAGCCTCTGAAAATTCAACTTTGGTTACCGCTGCATTATTTTCGTCATAACCTTTGTTACGTAAATTTTGCTTTTTCACCTCAAATAGGTGCCCAAGCACTCGCAATGCAGGCTCATAAAAAGATTGGATTTCACTTTGCTGACGAGAATCTTTGATTTGGTGTGTAAAGCTGTTCATGACACCTCCGCTAATGCTTGCTCAGCGCTTGTTAGTCGGCGTTTGGCATTAAGTTCTGCAACTGTTGCTGTGCGGATTTCTTTTGAAGAAACCAGAATCAAATGATTCTCTGATTTGATAGTCCACAACCTAGTCAAAGTTTTATTTTTAACCTCAAATAAATCATTTGATTTGAAAGTACGACACTCTTTAGTAAGTACTACAACGTCACCCACTAAAAATTCTGGCTGGTTGCGTTCGGTTGTTTGATTTGATAAATTAGTTTTATTCATTTGATTCATCTCGACTGAATGCCTATAAACCACTCCTGTTACAGTAGGTAGTGGTTTTTTATTTGAATAAAATCCGCATGTATTCAGGTGAAGTGAATGCATGTGCTAAATAAACTCGCGTTGCTTCTGCAATTTCAGGTGAGCAATACACATCACTTTCTTGCACAACCTTCAAACCAATGGCTGTCAACAAAAAGCTAATAAACTCAATCTCAGTCCATCCATTTGATTTCTTTTCTGTTTTCATCCGTGAAAGGATGCTTGCATCGACATTTATCATCTCTGCTACTTGTCTTTGATTGCTAGCGTTAAGTGCTTGCAATATGAGCGATTCGTTATTGCTAGCGCTTGCACTCAATTCGGTTGATACTTTGCTCATGGTTTAGTTCCTAAGCGGTTAATTGTTTTGAACAATATTTCTTCCATAAGTTTTCTAGTTTTTTTCCTAGATCATATGAAAGGCGTTTCCCACATAACCCGCGCTCTAAATCACTAACGTAGTTCTGTGAGCAACCGATTTCTGTGGCTATGAATGTCTGAGTAAGACCCTTTTCCCTTAACTCAGAGATCATCTTCTGCCATTGATTCATGGGAAGTCTCCGATAATTTTTATTAAATATATAGGTTTTCCGATATTTATACAATAGCCAAACCGATTGAAATATGTATCAGAATTCCGATAGTAGTAACGATGGACAAATTTATGGCTACTTTGGGCGAAAACTTAAAAGCAATTCGCAAAGCTAAGAAAATGACTCAAAAAGAACTGGCTATGAAGTCAGGTGTCAAACAGTCTGTAATTTCTGACCTTGAGACAGGTAATGCGAAATCGACAGGCTCTATACTTGAGCTGGCTACCGCACTTGGTGTTACCGCAGAAGAGCTAAAAAAAGGAATTGTCAGTAAGTTTGACAATAATGTTGAGCCTATAACTAAAAAACTAATTCCCGTTCTTTCTTGGGTGCAGGCAGGGACAATGACATCAGTAGAAGCTATCGATCCTAATAAAATAAATGAATGGTTGCCACCACTTAGTGCAGATGATCCAGATGGTTGTTTTTATTTGAGAGTAGTTGGTGTAAGTAATTCCCCTAGATATGAAGAGGGAGACTACATTTTAGTTAATCCAAACTATCAAGTTTGCGATCTAATCGCTGATGACCTCATCGTTGTTAGAAATAATTCAGACGCAACCTTTAAGAAGCTTGTAATTGAAAGCGACCAGCGCAAATACTTGCAAGCATTAAACCCCAACTTCCATCCTAATATTATTGAATTTGAAGATGGTATGGAGCTCGTAGGCTTAGTTATTGATGCATTTAGACCATTAGGCGGATCACGTCCAAAGCGTGTTAGAAAAAGTTAAATTAAGGTTTTAGGTGATATATGGACAACTCTAAACTACCAATCAACCAGATTATTGCTCGTATCAATGATGCTGCAACACATGGTGAAGCTTTGGTGCTAACAGCCGAAGAAGTGAAGATCCTCTCTAAGGATATTGGTGATAAGGTCTTTATTCCTGTGCTTACTAATGAGCAGGTCGTGCAGTTGGTGAAAGAAGGAAAGCTTGGGCAGAAAATTAAATAATAAAAAAAGACCGATAGTAAGTCGGTCTTTCCATCCAAGGTTAGCAAGGTCTTGGATTTGACTAATGTTGGCAGCATTAGCCTTTGCGCCCACCAATATCACAAGATAATTGATAAATTGAGAATAATACGTGTTTGGAAAAATATTAAATAAGTTTAAGGCTCGGTACAAGGGTGATCCTGGTGATATGAGATGGGATCCACGTACCGATACTTACGTAGGCACTAGAGAGCCAAGCAAGCATTGGACAGCAAAGGTATTATCTTATTTTGTTGATTTTTCCTTACTGATAGCTAAATCAATTAAAAAACACCCCAGCGCTTACATAACTCAGCTTTTAGCATTTATTGCTATCCTTGTTTCGTGTTTTTCTATTTATCTTCAATATTATGTAGATGATGATGAGTACAAGCGCTGCACCATAGCACATACCAACAATCAAGCGATTGCATTGAAATGTAAGAAATGACATTGCTAAAGCAATAAGGCTCATTGCCATTGTTAAATAATTAATTTCATTTTTCATAAATTTACCTGTCGTGACCCGAAACGATCCTTTAAAACATATCGGGAGGAGAGAAAATGCTTGAACTTACTGTAATTGATGTTTCTAGTGACAAACCCGAACCTTTATATGCAAGACAATTTACGACACACCCTCGTATTGGTGAATGGATCGATATAAATATTGATGAAGAAAGTACAATGTTTGAGGTTGTTAAGGTTGCTCACTCAACAAATGGTGGCGACTCTGATTTGTACGTAAAGCGTCTAGGGTTAGCCTTTGAAGTTGTTCTGGATCTGTGCAATAAAAATGATTAGCAATGTTTTGGTAATCACCATTTAATTGACTTGGGTTAGTAATGATTACCCCTATAAATTGATGTCCAGTAATTGATGAGTTGCTTTCAATCTGTAAAAGCTCCCCTTTTTTTGTAATAGCAATCATCTCAACAAACTCCATCTAACCCACCACCACGGTGGGTTTTCTTTTTTAATATATTCAAATTTTCCCTGATATTATGGGATTAAGACTTTGTGCCAACATTGATCTTAAATAACCATTAATATCGGAGAAAATATGAAAACTGAAATCATAGAAGCTCTAGCGTTAGAGCTTACTAAGGCAACCATTGCTGATACTGATCCTTCAACCATCAATATAAAAAGTGCTGATCTTTGGGTTAAAACCTACCAGGAATCACTGAAAGCGGTAGAAGAAGCTTTAAAAGAACTTAAGCCAAAGCCTAAAGCCACATCAAAACCCATTTCAGGAATGAGCTAACCCTGATTACTCACACTCTACTATACTCAG